GATATGGATGAATCAACACGCCCGATTCTTTGGTTTCCATGGCGGTAACCAAGGCGTCCCTGATGAAAAAATAGGTATCGCCTAAAACATGGCCGCGAACGGAATAGCCATCGGCCTTTTTTCCCATGTCTTCCGCAAAAGACGATTCCCGATCGGGTGGCTCATGACTAACGGCGTTTCTACCACCATTTTTTTCATGGCTCTCGACAAAAAAGGGAATACCTCTGAAGCTGGCTGGCAACAATAAATCATCCCACGCCATTACCACCTGCCTCCCATGCCGCGAGCAATGCCAATCTTATCAATATTTTTAGAATCTTTTACAACCACGCCAACGCCCGCAGGGGCATTGAGTTGTATATCTAAATTTAATTTTTGTTGTTCCTGCAATGATTGTGCGCCGGGAGTAAATTTAGAAAATGACGGCGCCTCTATAGCACCGCCAAGAGATTGCTTGCTTTTATGGAGTGCGACCTTCTTTTCGGCATCGAGAACATTTTGCGGCTTGAGCGCGTCATAGCGTCTTTTTAACATCGCGTCTTGACCGCGCTCGCTACCAAGGGCGGCGTATAATATATCATTGATGCCATCCATGGGCTTATTTGCGAGGTCATCAACCAATTGCAGCAATGTGTCTAAATGTAATGCACATTGATATATAGCCAAACCAAGGGCGGCAAAAAACAACATAATTGGCGCAGCTATTACGGCCCCGCCCCATAATGTCGTGATCAAACCGAATTCTGCAACTACGGCGCCAAGTCCGAGCAAACCGATTGCCGTCGATAATCCGCTAAGAAGAAAACCTAGTGCCCCGAAAAAGAATATCACCGGCCCAGCGATGGCGACAATGGCGGCCAGAACGCCGACAAACTTGGCAAAGCCTGGGTGATCGTTAAATATCTTTGCTATATTTCTTACGTGCTTTAAAACCCATCTCACGGCAGGCTCTAAATATTGACCAATTTTGCGGCCAAGATCTTTGATGTTGTTTAACGTCATAGTCAGATCAGAATCAAGTGATTGCGAAAACAGTCTGAATTCTTGCTCGAGGGCGCCAATTTGCTTGCCGTTTTTGATCGCATCTAAATTTTTCTCGTATTCTCCAAGACGACCAATCAACGTACCCATAATATCTAGTACGCGCACGCCTTCCAGATTCAGGTGTTTTAATGTTTCGGTGACGTTACCGCCCTTAGAATTATTTACCGTTTGTAGGCCCTTCAAAACATCGCGCAAAAGTTCGAATGGTTTCGCCTTAAATTTTGCGCCAATCTCTTGTTTATTGAGGCCACCAGTTAGGGAGCTCAAGATTTCAAGAGCGGGGCCACCTTTTAAGAGTGCTTGCTGTATAGATTGGAACATTTTACCGGTAACAGAACCCGCAAGTTCGGCCTCTTTGCCCAATCCTTTTAGCGATGCCGAGTAAGCCAAGATCTCTTGCGAGCCGCCCGTGAATTGAGCAATGTTGCCCGCGACTCGGGTGGCGACGGCCAAGATCTCTGATTCGAGTGCGGCGTTGGTGTTGCCGAGAAATACCAATGAGTCGGCGAATTTTCGCAAGTTCTTGTCGCCATCAACCGCGAGTTCGTTTGTTAGATTCAATATGCGAGCTATGCCCATGGCGCCTTGCTCGCCCTTGATATCGGTCGCCGTTTGTATCTTGCCCATGATCTCGCCAAAACCCACGATGTCGCGAGTTGCCTCTTCCATGCTTTTACCGACCGTACCACCCATTTGCCCGTAAACTTGGCCATAGGCGAGTAGATCTTCCGTCGAGATAGGAATTACTTTAGACATACCGGCAAATTTCTCGCCGATATTATTGAGTGCGTCACCCGTGATATTCGTCGTCTTACTTATACCAACGAGGCCCTTGTCGTATTTTCTGAATTCATTGATTGAGGCGGCGATCAAACCGGCGATCGGTGCCGTGATGTAAGTCGTCATTCTGCGACCTACGGCCCGCGCTTTTTTAGCAAACCGGGTTAGGTGGCCAATGGTCTTATCAATGCGCTTGCTATAAGCCTTCCAACTGCGCTCTGATTGTTTTAAATTGTTGTTTAATCTGTTAAGCCCGCGCCCGACTTTTTGAAGTACAGTAGAAACCCGATCAACCGCGACTAATCTAAGTTCTGTTCCTGCTTGCGCCATTTGTTTTTTCTAACCACTTATGATAATCGGCGAGCCTTTCATACCAGAACATGAATTCCTCTGAATCAAAATCCAATGCCTCTCTTGGAGAGATATGAAACTCACCGACCATGATTGACAAAAGTTCAAGCCAGTTTAACGGCCACTGTCCAAAAAATTACTTATAACCTCGGATACGCCGATATAATCTTCCGCATCCATTTCGTCATAGAAGCGATCGGTAAAATCAGAAATGTGATGAGCGATACCCATCAAATCCTCTAGCTTTGCCGACGCGCCTAATTTTTTGATATGCTTGCCCTTGGGGCGAGTAACTTTAACTTCTTTTACTTCGCTATTGTCCCAAGTAAACGGATGTTTCAAAACGTAAATTTGCTCTTTCATTAGGACACATACCTTCCGTTAAACCCTTGAAATTCCACGGTTACTTCGCCTTCTTCAGTCGTCGATTCGCCGTCACCTGAAAAGACGGATTTTTCGCAAACAAACATTTTACCGTTTGCGAGTTCGACGGTGATTGTCGCGTCAACAATACTGTATAGGGCCTCGAGATCAAGGTCGCTTGAATCCGTGATCGTTCCAGAAACAACGGATGCTTGAGGCATCTCTTTGTAGCCATGTACACTGTCAGACCCGACGACCATTTCTTTTTTATTGACGCCGGGATTACACGTCCACGATCCCTTTGCTCGAAGGCTAACGCCATCGGCTTTAACAAAGATAATCCCGCCTACTCTTGAATTAGCCATAGCCTATAGCCTCCTATAAAAGAAATTGTATTTGAGTACCGACCACGCGCAACTGATTCGTGAGATCAGGCGGCAATAAAAAGTCTAAACGATTCGGATCTTGAGAATTGCGCTCGACAATCACGTCACGCTTAAATTGTGCCAATCCCTCGACCAAGCCCAAGTTCTCCCATCCTTGGAAGATTCTAACCGCTTCGGCCTTGCCGCCTAATGGGGTTAAAATGGCTTGCCCTGCCCCCGCCTTGGTTCCGTCGTTCGCCAATTTATGGCGTGGGTAGCGACTCAACATTTGCGTTCTAAAATCATAACGCAAAAAGCTAAGAGTCAATAATGTATTAATATCAAGATAGCTGATATCGGGAGCGCCTGCGGCGTTTAACTGAAATGTAGTTATGGCTCGCTCGATTCTAACAACCCCGCCTGCGGCAACCTTGTCGGTGGCGATACCGTCAGACAATAATATGTTGCGCTCGGACAATGTGAATTGCTCGGTCGGTGCCGGTGCTAAGATGCCAGCCAGCGCCAACGTTTGAAACGGTCGCCCCGGATCGGCTTGTGCCGCAACCGCGATTTGACCAGCTTTAGCCGCTGCCCACTCATAGCTTGGATTCGGTGCCGACTTCGCAGGGCCAGAGATCGAGCTATGCGGGCTATTGCGTGAGTTGCCCAAAGATTGGAGGTTAGATAAAGTATCTAACTTATAAGAAATTGCGACACCGTCGCTTTGGCGAATCGGGCCAAAACGATCGACCAATTCAGTCTCGAGGACGCCCAAATTTGCGGCGTCCGTCCAAGGGTTGATAATTATATTGAACTGATCATCGGGAAGCGCCGCAATGATGTCTGCGATATCAGGATTAGTCGCGCCACCAGACATTGCGGTTATGGTTGTCGAGATGCCACCCGGATATTCGTCGGAATCAAAATAGTTGGCGCGAACATCAACAGCGTTTCCAAGTTCGCCCTTGTGTTTTGCTGTGAGGTCGGCCTCGTTGGCGTTTGTGCCGTTGACCGCTGCCGTTACCGGCAAATCGCCTTGAGCCGTAATTTGCGCGACCAATGCTGCGGCTACCGCGTCTTGATCATCGCCTGTGGCAACCGCAACCGATACACGTTGCCCGCCAATATAAATTTGTAGCGTCCCGTCTTCGGTCGCCGTACCTGTCGGGATCGTGACTTTGCCCGTGGCTTGTGAGCCCGCGCCCGCGTCGTCGATCGACATACATTTCATTTCAGTGACTAAATTGTTTGCCAGGTAATACTTAACCATGCGATGCATGATTGAGCCTTGGCCATAAAGAGTGCTGGCTTGTGCCTCACTTGTTACCGTCTTGAGAGTCAATTCTGGCTCGGTGCCCGCTGTCAGCTTTTGCCCTAAACAAAGCACTGTATAGGGTTGAACACTTGGCCCTTGCTGCGCTCGGCTATTGTCAAACTCGACAAATACGAATGGGACACGTAGCGAGGTACTAATACCATTAAATGAAATAGCCATTATAAGTCAGCCTCCATACCATGAGTTATAGGATTCATTAAATCAGAACTAAGCAAGTCAGATTCTACAACCATATCGGACTTTTTAGATCTTTTAGCTTTTTTCTTGGCGACTACATGATCGTCCTCGGCTAAGAGGCAATCGCCATCAGATACACGACGTAACCAATAACTGTTTTTTGGCACATGCTTACCGCGCTCGGGCAATACTAGATTGCTGCGTGGGTCCTTGCACCTTTTGCCTTCTACTGGCTTGACGAAAATTTTTTCCATTTTATGGTCCCAATTCTATTAAGTCTTGCGCCTCGGGATCTGGGTCGCTTGCCGTACCAACATCCCAATCAATACCCATGCGATCGAGATCGGTGGTATTGTCTGCTTCTTCTGTGACTGCAATCTTATTGTACGCTACATTGAAACTAATTCGACAAGAATTTACAGAGGCCTCGCCATTGGATTCATATTCAAAGGTGACGCCGCCCAAGGTTATGCTATCGACAATACAACCTAGCTTGCTATTCTTGTCGGCCTCTTGCCGAAATATGATATTTTCAATTTCCTCGGCTATCTCATCGGCCTGATCGGTTGCGAACCCATCGTTTACGGCGTTGGCCGTGATAATTTCGCAAACCAAGTCCATCGTGCGCTTGTGAGATAGCGGCGCTTCCGATGAGGTGTCGGCCAATTCGTTATTGGTATAGACATTGATTACCGGAAGGCTCTCTAGTTTGTTGGGGATGATTCTTGACGCAAAAACGTTATTGCCAGCCGACGTATTACCAAGTAATAATTCGACCGTAATATGCCTTATTTCTTTTCTTAGTAACGTCATAGTTTAAACAAAATAATTTGTGCCGCACCTTGACCATCTTCTTCAACATCGATAACTCGGAATGTATTGCCTAAAAACAAAACAGTATCGTTTTCTTTAGGCGGTTGAATGAGGTCTTTAAGTTGAACGCCAATATGGGGATGGACTGTCGAAACAATCGTCTCCGTATTGGCATCAACTATCTCGTGCTCACGGTTCCAAACAGCCGTGATCGCAACCTCGCCGCCGTCCAAATGCTGATAGATCATTTTCTCGCCAAGTGATCGCTTGAGAGTCCCAAGCATTAAATCAGTCTTGGCAAGAAAACTCATACTTACGGCACCGCAGCTACACTAAAACCATTGAGTTTTACTTTAACCGTTGTGTCGGTATTGATCGCAGACGCTACCGCAAAGCCGACTTCGTACCGACCAGAGGCCGATTCGTCCATGCGTTTTGCCGTATCATCCCAATAAACAGCTTCGCCCTCGGTAAATGCTGCGGTGGTTGCTTCCTTGGCGATTTCAAAAACGCCGCAAACCGCCCCGGCAAAAGCTAGGGTCTGAGCTACCGTTGTCATGGGAACTGCGAGTACGCCGCCGATTAAAACCGGGGCGCCACTGACAACACCGCCCGATGGGGCGGTGAAGTCTATAATGTTTCCGCGTTGTACTTGATTAGTTGACATATCTTACACCCCATCATTACGTTGTACTTGATTAGTTGACATAGCTTACACCCCATCATTGCGTTGGAATCCACGATAATCGATTGCGTGAGCAACAAATAAGTGGCGAATTTTAAACTCAACGCCATCAACGTCGAAGCCTTCGCGACTTTGTACGTTTGGTTGTTCTTGACCAGCAAGACGCGCAACCTCAAGCATGTCAACCTGGCCGGTGTCGGCGGTGACGTACCATTGGTTCGTGCCGCCATCCAAACGAGGCTCAACAGCCATTTGCATTGAGAAATTTGAAAGCTGACCGAAAACGTTCACATCAGAAGACTGACGTGGTGTTAAAGTCTGAAGCAATTTTGCTGCCTCAACTTCGCGAGCCGCAGGAACATAAATCCATGATGGGAAAATGTTGATTGGGCTTGAGCCGTCGAGATCTTTGTGAAGGCGCATTGCAGTTCGCATCGCGGCGAGTGTCGCCTCGGAAACTGCACTTGCGGCATTCTCGTTCAAGTTTGAATGGCCAGCGTCGAAAAGAGCTAATCCATCTTCAGCCATGATTTGCGTGTTGTTTTTAAGAACATCCCAAACCTTGTCTGATTCCAAATCGCGGGCTTTTTTACCCATCTTCATTGGAACGGTTGAAAAACTTGACGTGTCATCATTTACCAACATTTCCCAAGTAACAGCAATCATCTTGCCGTATTTGGTAATGCTGTATTTCTCGGCTCGTTCGCCCATTTTTCCATGCTTGTATTCGCCGCCTTCGAGAACTTCCTCTAGCTGGCTGGCCTCACCGAGATGCACGCGAGAAACTTGCTTGAAATCAGAGACGGTCAATTGACGCGCCAATGGCTCCCAAGTTCTTGGTGCTTCCATATATCCCTTTTGGATACTTTTTGTGATTACGTTCTCAAGAATCAATGGGAAGTCTGAAGAACTGTGATAGCCAGGTGACCGGAGCGCCATTTGTACCGCTTGGTGGTTTGACATATCTTCAACGCCACGCACGCCGCAAGCTTTGAGTGATTCCCGCACGAGGCGAACCATGTCTTTGCCAGCAAACCGCTTGGAGTTATCGTCTAAGGCTACGCTACTGTCATGACGGTGCAAAATCGCAGTTGCGATGCCTTCCGCCGCGCTTTCGCGAGTCAAATCTTTACCAACTTCGATGTTCGTCGGAGCGGTATTTGTTTCATCATCACGTTTCGCCAACTCATCGATAACGAGTTTCCGTACTTCATCAATCGCGGTCCCGGCGTCGATCATTCGTGTTGCAAATTCAACATCGATCCCAGCCTTTTTAACAGCGTCCTTGATGGACAAAATACGAGTTCTTTCGGCGACTGCGCCTTCATTGCGAGCCTTGTCAAGATCTTCTTGAGGCATTTCACTCCCCTCCGATTCATGTTTAGGATTATTTTCGACATCGGTTCGCGTATCTTCAGAAGGCGCGACGATGGGTTCGATAACGGGTTCAACTTCAGGCAATTCACGATCAAGGTATTCAACCTCAACGTCGAATGTCTCATCTATATTTCGGGCTTGTGCGGCGGCATCGGCGGGAACGCTTACGAACGATAATTCGGTAGGCTCCCAATCGGTGGCCTCAAATACACGCACGCCGTCGAGCTCTTTATTCTCACGCGCCTTATGGGTAATGTACCCAACGCTAATGTTTCGTATGATCCCAGCCTTGATATCGTTAACGATTGGCTGAATATCGTCTCGAGTAGAGAGCCGGATTCGAGCAATACCTTGGCCGTTTTCAACCCGAGCGTCCTCGACGATCCCTAGAATAGAACTTAGAGAGCCCCGGATATGAGAATCAAGTACAGGCGCCCCACGCTTAAAGCGATCGAGCCGGACTGATTTTTTGTCCATGGATAATTCTTCGATATACTTGCCATCGAAAAAACTTGACCGCATAACGCGAGCGCCAGTGGAAAAAACGACTTCCATCGTTCTTGCTTCTTCGTCAAATGTCTGTGGTTTAATTGATGCAAGACGCTCGAATTGTGCTAGTTGTAATAGCTTTTTAGTTGGCATCCATACCCTCTAGGCAATTATATTATGAGCTAGCTTTTTTTATTGTTAACTTTTATGAATCAACTCTAGTCATTTTTTACAGATTCGGCAACTGTTGATTTTTTTGAACTGTTATCAGTTTCTAATGATATGCCGAGACTGTCAAGTAGGGCCTTTTCTGCCGCTAGTTCTTTGAAATGATCTTCGGGATTCTTGCCATTCTCTCTGATGACTTCGGATAGTGTTTTCATCTTGTTTGCAACCGCTTCGACAAGTGCCGGGACTTCTTTAGCAGGGTCAATCATTTCGCGACGCGGTGCAGTCCATGTAACGCTTGACTCGCTGACTGGCAGGCCTCGCAGCTCGCCCGCCGCCTCAAACCATTTCCAAACCGGACTATTAAGTTGGACGTTCACAATACTATTTCGCCAAGTTTCGATGTTGCGTTGGAATTCTAACCAGCCGCCACGCATCGAAGAAAAATTAATATCTTTGAGGTTCCCGGTTAACGCTTCATATGAAACGCCAAGCCCTGTGGCCACCGCTTGCAACATAACTCGGGTATAATCACCATAGTTTTCATTGACTTGCGGTGGGTCTGATAAAACGATGTCTTTTCCAGGGGGCAAAAATTCGATCACGCCGGGCTCAAATTTCGACAACAGCTTTTCGGCTTCCTCATCGAAGTCAGGCACTTCGGTATCTTTAATAAATGCCATATAACACGCCGCAAGTTTCTGCCGCAAAAGCTGCGCTTGCTCGTAGTCGTCGAAATCTTTTAGACGCAACATCGTCGCCGTTAGCCAAGGCGTTCCTCTAAGTTGGCCGGGACGATCGACGCGGTAAATGTGTTGAATATCCGATGCCGGTACTCTTATAGTTTTAAATAAGCTTTTGCCTAAATTAAAATCAAGACCGAGATTGCCTGGGTGGGTTTCATATATATGATAAGCCACGCGCACGCCGCGCCGGTCAAACTCGATGCCCTGTATAATTTGGTTGCCGTTGCCCGCAGGCGAGAGCCCGAGGGTATGATCTGTGGCAAGAAAGTCCGACTCTAAAACCTGAAGCTTGAGCGGCATGTCATTTTCAGACCGCACGCGGCGGCGGCGCACCAATACCTCGCCTGATTCGGCGACCGAGCGAATGCATAGTTGCTGCAAACCGTAAAAATCGTGATGGGCATCAAAATCGCAGTCTGTTGACTCGGCCCAATCTTTCCAAGCTGTTTTTATTAAATCTTCGAGCGAGTCATTGCCATCGACCACAATAGCGGGCCGAATACCCTTGCCGACAACGTTAGTGGCGATGACTTGCATACCGCGACACGCATAAGCATTGTTTCTAACCAATTCGCGTGACCTGTCGCGCAATGTTGGCAATGCACTCGCTATTTCTGCTGCAGAAGATAGGCCCGTTGCCTTCCATCCGTCGGTCCTGCGCCCCTTTGAGGCCCCGTCATATGCTCTTTGCCGATCGGCTAAAACGTCCGTTCGCAAACGGGCATGTATACGACGCAATTTTTCTTCGGGATCAAAATAACCGATCACATTATCGAGCAATGTCATTAACAAGTTCCCTTGCTGAAACTAGCAAAAAGTCGCTTACCACGAGTCTTTTTGAGGCCGAGCTCTATTTCCATTTCGCCCAAGATCTTTTTCATCTCATCAAAACTACGATATTCAATCCATTTGTCTTGATAACGAACAACCTTAGCGCCCTCGGCCAACGCACATTTTAAGGCCTGATATTGTTCGAGTGTATAGGTCGTGCTGTCTGCCATTATAGATAACTCGATTCTCGGCGCTTGGTTTTATTCTTTTTTACCGCAGGGGCATCTATTTTGCTAGACGTTTCTGTGCCCTCGGTCGCCGCAACCTTTGGTCTGACTTGCTCAAGGCGCTCTTTCTTGATACGGTCAAGACCACAAATCGACGCCGAAACTCGAGCCAGTGCGCGACAATCGAGTGCCTCATTGCGCTCCCTAACCTTGACCCACTGACGCTTTGGATATCCATTCACTATTTTAGTCTGTAAT